CGCTTGGTTTTTGGATCGTACAGAACATCCTGCAGCCCCAGTCTGATCCAGGACAGGCCCAGCGGCGCCAAGTCTTCCTGATAGCGCACCTCATCGATCTGCATGAAGTTGGACTCCAGGGCGACCTTGTAGGCGTCAAACCGCGTCTTCATATCGCCCTTCAGAAGTTCTTTGGTGTCAAAGGCCCAGTAAAGCGGGTGTTCAGCGTGTTTTTCGGATTCCCGCAGCATGTCCCGGTTCAGCGCGCACTGAATGACGGTCATCAGCGGAATGGCAGCCATCTTTGCAAGGCCTTCTACTACATCCGCGCCGGATTTGCCGCTCAGGGCTTCCGGAGAGACGTGGAACAGCTTCGCAAGCTCCACCGAGTTCGTCTCCTTGTTCTCATTGAGCTGCATTTCCACGGCGGTATCCGAGATTTCCTTGAAGCTGAGGCCCTGGTTCAGCACAACAAAGGGCTCTTTATCTGCGTTGGAGTACATGCTTTGAAATTTTGTGCGCAGATCGTTGATCTGCCCCTGCTCCAAACGCTTTTCGGCCTGCAGGAACCCTCGCTTATTGCCGCCTCTGGCCGCCATGTGGCTTTCCAGCACCAGTGTGAGGTACATGGACTCGATCAGCTGGCTGTTTTCCTGCGTGATAGGCATCCCTTCGGCGCCGTCCTTCGTGTTTCGGAGGATCTTCAGGAAGTTGTGCGGATAGTAGGAAACCCCGTTGACGGCGATATTGAAGTCCTTGAAGATGGGATCTGTGTTCTTCAGGATGGAAATATTCGACTCGTCAATGTAATGGACGCCGCGGAACTCTCCGAAGTCGCTCCGATCGATGTAGGCATACCCGCCCTTGCCGAGATAGTAGTCCCGGATCATGGCCCGCCAGAACTCGTTTGCGTTCAGCGTGTCGCCAGTATCATCATTCAGCAGAAATACACGGGGATCATCGGTGATGGCAACGGCCTTCCCGCCCTCATCGCGGTATAGGCCCAGCGGCGTAGCGGCGACGATATTGGCAATCAGGTCAATGGAACCGGAAATGGTCGGGATCTGCATGGCTTTATCTCTGGTCGAGCTCCCGCTCTGCATAATGGCCAGGATTAGATCCGCCATCGTAGGAGCCACGGCCACCGCTGCAGTTTCAGCCCTATCCTCTTTTCGTTTGAATGGCCACATCGGCGCGTATCCTCCTGTTAAGTCTGGATTGCCCAGTCCATCGATTTATCGAACAGCATGGCCTGCTGCATCAGATATACGGCAATGATGATGGAAACGACCATATCCACCTTGCCGGCAGACCTCTTCTTGTTCACGTATTTATTCAGGTTCGTATCCTCTGTGCACCGTGCATTCTGGAAATTGATCTCCAGCAGCCGGTTCTCGTCGTAGGCAAATTCCTTCTTCAGGATCGCCTCACGGAGCAGCTTGGTGGGCGGATGCAGCACCGACGAGTGCTGCTTCACTTCCACGCATTCCATGCCCGCAGCCTCCAGCTTCTGCACGGTGGAGATGGCGTTATAGCGGTCATAGCCCGCCTGCATGACCTCCACGCCATATCGCTCCTTCAGGCCGAGGATCCACCGCTCCACGAAGCCGTAGTCGATGACCTCCTCGCCCTCGGCGAAGCAGTTGCCGGCGGCAATCAGCTTTTTATAATCAACATTTTCCTTCTTGCTCTTGATCTCAACACGGTCCTGCGGCAGGATGCCCCATACCTTGGCATGGATCACCCCGTCCGCCTCTGTCACCATGGCCACGGACGTGTTGTCGTCCGTCTGGGATAGGTCGAAACCGACCCAAACACGGCGGCCCCGCCAGAAGGCCAGATCCTCAGTGATCCGGCAGCGCTTGACCTTCTGCACGTCCACATAGCCCTCGACGCCCAGGCCCTTATACATGATGTTGCAGTGCTTGCAGAGGAAATTCTCCCGCTTGTTTTCGTAGAGAATGGCCATGGCCCGGAGATCCTTGATCGACTCAAAGACCTCTTTGTTGTTCACCGCAACAGGGTTTGCCTGGTAGATGACCAGGTCATCGGTCTCCCACTTTTTCCGGAGCGCGTCATCTGGCTCATAGAGCAGCGCGAAGACGTTCTCTTTGTCCAGCACCTCATCCAGAACTTTTTTCGCAATGTCGATCTCGTCGATCATCACGTTATTGTCGTTGGGGTACTGCGTGGAAATGATAATGCCCAGCTTGTTGACGAGGGTGATCTGAGAAGATCGCATGGCCTCCACCGGATAGCTGTCCAGCGCGCCGGCCTCGTCCGCCAGGAAGATATTTGCCAGACGGCCGTCCATGCCGTCATTGGAATATGCGAGGGGTGTATATTCAATCTCGTTGATCAGGCAGGTGATCAGATCCCTGTTGATCTTGAAATACTTCGTCAGTGCCGGCGAGACCTTGATGATCTTGCGCACGGCCAGCCGCAGCTCCGAGGACAGCTTGAAGTCCGGCGCCACAGAGAAGAAACGGGAGAAGCGGGGCTCCGTCAGCATCCCCAGAATGAAGATGATTGCGGAGTTGAAGG